CCATCCGCAGCCGAAGCTGCTGATCCAAGCGGATCAGTGTTTATTGACTTAATGAGGGGCTACGCCCCGGGAGGGGCGTATGCCTAAGATGCATCGTAATAAGTCGGTTTCGACTCATCAGTTTTCCATGATTCCTCGCGCGGACATCCCGCGCAGTAGTTTTCAGATTCAAACGGCGCATAAGACGACGTTTGACAGTGGTTATTTGATTCCGGTTTATGTGGATGAAGTTCTACCTGGTGATACGTTTAATTTGAAGATGACAGCGTTTGCCCGTATGGCGACGCCTTTGTTTCCAGTCATGGATAACATGTACTTGGATTCGTTCTTTTTCTTTGTTCCCAATCGATTGCTGTGGTCGAATTGGGAGAAGTTTATGGGAGCTCAGGAGAATCCTGGGGATTCGATCGCGTATATTGTTCCGCAGATTACGTCCGATACTGGAGGGTATCCAATCGGTACGGTTCAGGATTATATGGGTCTTCCTACCGTTGGGCAGGTTACTGCGGGACAGACGGTTGAGCATAGCGCGCTTCAATTACGCGCTTACAATTTGATTTGGAATGAATGGTTCCGTGACGAGAATTTACAAAATTCCGTTGCTGTGAATACAGATGACGGCCCAGATTCGCCTTCAGATTATTCTCTATTACGTCGCGGTAAGCGACATGATTATTTTACGAGCTCGTTGCCTTGGCCTCAGAAGGGTCAAGCTGTGACTTTGCCGTTGGGTACTACGGCGCCTGTGACTTGGGATGGAGTATTAAATACTCCGTCTGACCATATTGGTATTTATAGTACTGCTTCTTCTCAAGATGCAGTTATTGTGACCTCGGGTACTTATGCTTATGCTAATGCTTCCCCTGTTCCTACTAATAGTCTTTATGCTGATTTGTCGCAGGCGACAGCTGCGACTGTTAATCAGTTGCGGGAATCTTTCCAGATTCAGCGTTTGTTAGAAAGGGATGCTCGTGGCGGTACACGTTATACTGAAATTATTCGGTCACATTTTGGCGTGGTTAGTCCTGATGCTCGGTTACAGCGTCCTGAGTATCTTGGTGGTGGTTCCACTCCTATTAACATTAATCCTATTGCCCAAACCTCTGCGACAGCGGCAGGCGCAGGCGGTACGCCGTTGGGTAATTTGGCGGCCATGGGAACCGCATTGGCTATGGGTCACGGTTTTACTCAAAGTTTCACTGAACACGGTATCGTCCTTGGATTAGTTGCTATTCGTGCTGATTTGACTTATCAGCAGGGTATGCGTCGTATGTGGTCGCGTCGTACGCGCTATGATTTTTATTTTCCTGTGTTTGCTCATTTGGGCGAACAAGCAGTTCTTAATAAGGAGATTTATAC